CTGGAATAGACGGTTAAGTTCAACCAGGAAATTAGAAACAATAAATTAACAATAACTAAAACAAAAATAAAGTTTACACCTACAGTTCGCTCGTTTAAGCCGGATAGTGAGTTCTATTATATCGGGCTGAGTGACTTACGAGTTTTCTCTCGACGGTTTAAAGATCCCCTTATTAGGTATTTGTTCTCTTCAATGCGAAGTAAGACATTAGATGATGGGCGTTTGCCCGGCAGAACAAATTTTCGAGTGCGATGGGAAGGGCAATCATGTGATAATCATTCATCAGATACGTGTCGATGCACGTTGGAAGTGTCATTCCCTCATGTTAATCCTCCATTAGTGTTTTCGTCACCTCGGATTCGAGACGGGAAAGTGCTAACCCTTCAGGAACAATATTTCTGGCTGGTGCTTGAGAGTGCCAGATTTGAACTAGTTATGCAGCCAGGATATGAGACTCGCATATCAATGTGTACCGATCAGATGGTCGTGCAACGGAATACATTAGATTTGGCAGCGCAATTTTATCAGCGTCCGCATAATCAATTAGTTAAGGCGCCATTTCGGAGTCCCAATTTACCAATTGCTCACATAGTTGACTGGGATACACGACTTCATTCGATTTTGTGTGGGATGGATGCAATATATTTGAAGGCGGCAGGGATCCGCTATCCGCGGCGTGTCCCACAAGATGCTGATTTTGGTCCAGGTACGAATCCTTCGTCAACAGAGGTTTGGTTAAATCAGCATATGTTTCAGCGCATTGTCTTCGGAACGTATGGAGGACATCGAGCAGTAGTGAATACTATGGGGAATGTGTCAGCGCATAAGACGATAAGTTTATTCTCAGAATTTTCTAGAAATGATACGGAAAGTAGATTTGAGTTCGATCATATTAGATCACTACTGCCAAAGGCAATGAAGCTTCTAGATCGCACACTGGGAGTAGATCATTTATTTGGAAAGATAAAATTTACGTATCATCCGACAATGTTGTATAGTTATGTGAGTAATATGCAATCATCAGCAGGAATTCGTCCGCATGATAATTATGTGGAACCAATAGGGTCGGAAGAAGTGCATGTGCTGTATGGAGGGAAGAAGTTTCATCAGTTTCCTTATTTTGCAGCTCGATTTCATCTGTGGATGTGTGAGTTATTTCATTCTCCCTCCATAGCAGACCATTATCGATACGAGCTCGATACGTATTGTGTGATTCGGATGAAAGACGAGTTCAAATACTGTTGGCCCCCTGAACCGGCAGAGTGTGAAAAGCTAATTAATAAATGTCGAGAGTTTTTCATACCTAACATGATACAACAGTTTTTGTCGAGGGTGTGCATGGTTCCGAGACAGGCATTGGAGCGGGGGGACGTAATTAAGATAGGTCATAGGTGGACATACGGTGAGGCGCAGCGGTTAGCCCATCGTATGAAGGCATTTAGTAGAGATTGCGTATGGCACACCGGAGATTTTGAGAAACTTGATAAGTCAATTCGAGATTGGATGTTGTCTCTATATGTGATGTCAGGTAAACGGTATTTTTATACAGAGACGAAACAGGATGAAGAGTTTATGCGTCGATGCTTTGTAATGTTGGCGGAGAAAATAAATGTCAAGCTGGTGAACCATATTCAAGGTTTTTGGACGTTAGTTAAAGGGATAATGTATTCAGGAGGCTATGAAACGTCACACGGGGATTCATGGATCGTGCTGCTAGTGTGGTGTTTGTATCTAGTAGATATGGTTGTGTCTCAGCCTGAAGGCCCCCAAATAGCCAGAATGATTGCTCAGGAGTTGATCCGAATAATAGTGTATGGAGATGATCATGTGTGGGTGACGCCGCGAGCGGTGTCCCACATATTGAATGAGCAATCATGGGCAGTATGGTTGAAGCGATATACAGGAATGGTGATTCGCGATGCTGCAACAGTTCAAAATTTCTTTTCTGTAGTGGACTCAGCGGGGGAGATTAAGGATGCGGGAGTCGTGTTTCTTAAGCGATATTTCGTAGTACAGCGTCCTTATGGAGAAGGCTATCCGAGTGTATTGCCGTTTAAGCCCACGCATGATTCCATATTGAAGTTGGTGTGCAACAAGGATAATGATCCGCGTACATATCCGTTGCAGGCAATTGGGCAAGCCTATGATACACTGGGGACAAATCCGGTGGCGTACATGATGATAAAGCATTTTTATGATGAGTGGATGAAGAAATTGGATATGACTCCGTATTCATTTCGATCGGTTGTACGCCAGATGCATAAGACGCAAAGCAATCGATTGACTAAGAAGATTGGCTTTGACATCCTAAAGACCATGCCGGTGTTTCCGACATTGGATTCGTTAATGCAGCAGCACCAGATAGATGGGGAGAAAGGTTCAAATGTAATTCCGCTGTCGACAGTACAACAGTTTTATTTGGGGGATTTTGCGGCGATGGGGGAGTTGGTCGCCTATTGACCGTTAGGCGTCCGAAG